GGATTGCAGCACGCTGCCAACAATCATAAACTTGGGAAGACGCTGCTTCCCCGCAGACCTATAAAATAGGATTTAATAATTAATAACCTTATTAATTATACTTTAAAAGAATTAACTTTAAAAGATTTCATTCTTAACGTAATCACAAAGCTCGGAACCATTGCGTCACTGTCATTGGAGTCGCAACAAACCTAATCAAAGGGGTTTGGCGAAACATAACAGCACACAAATCAGGTCCCATAGAGTGATACACCATACAAGAAACATCAGTATGTGGAACTAAAACATTCTTAATATTAAGACGAATAGAAGTCTCGGACACAATGGTACCATCTCGGTAACCAGGTACAAACTTAACACTCGTATAATATGGAATCAAAAATTCAGCTCCCTTATTCGGACCACAAAATGTCATGGGCGCAAGTGTTCCAACTGGGGTACTCAACGAAGTCGTTGGGTCCCCTGTGGGATTTGAAACACGAGTCGCGCCAAGCCAACATTCGGCGTCTGGAAAAACTTTCAAACGTTCACTTCCTGAGAGACCTAACAACATGGATCGGTAATGACCTACTAAAGTCCACACCGGTTCAGCAGGAGACCCAGAAGCATGTCCTGGCAACATAAACATTTGCGGCAAATATATACCAAACTCATTTCGAAGAACGCAAGCTAAAAGCGACGGTTTTTGCAATAAAGCTCTAACCGAAGCAATTCGCTCGCCAAATAACAACTCAGCACCTGGATAAGGCGCAGAAGCTGGAACTAAATCGAATGTAATTGGTGCAACCGAATTTTCGTCACCTAACGCTTTTCCAGATTGCAATGTAATTTGATCTCGCATATTATAAACAACTGGATCCATTCCAGTGGGATCAACATAATTAATAACTTCACGTGGATACTGAAAATCCATATTCTCACACGCTCTAGCAAAAATAAAACATTGAACATAGGCAGCAGGATTTGGACAAACAATAGGATTAACTACTCTAACAAAGAAATAACCCATAGTCGAGTTAATAGGAACAATCGGAATACCATCATAAATCAATCGATTTAATAAATATGGCCTATCACGAGAATAACCAATTCGAAATTGTAAGTCTCCTCCACCTTCTAATTCATGAATGTAATTCAAACTAATATTGGTAACATCACCAGTAGGATTCGAACCTAAAGGAACCCAAAGAATTTGAATACTTCCACGATGTAAATTACTAGTGGGAATCGTAATTAAATATTCCATATCACCTCTCCAAGCATTAAATGGTAAACCAACAAAACCTGCCGTCGTCAACGGTATGTCTTGGCTGGCACTTCCATCAAAGAAACTTGGAGTAATTGGAACTCTAATCAACACATCATTTGGAGATTGCGTAGGGGCTAAAACAAAATTACTAACCATAACCCAACGCGAAAATAAATCAACGTAGGACAAACAATCCTCACTTGAAAAACCACGCGCTGCTGGATCTATGGTAATAGCATTTCCAATAGTCAAGGCAGCAACCTCACTGGCATCAGTACCATCAATACGAGCAACACTCGTAACTGATCGGTTCGTAATCGCCATGGGAGTTCTTTCATCTGAATCTCTAGTAAAACCAAAGAAACTTAAAACAGACTCCGCACCTTTTGCTACAGCAGCAACCGCACCTGCAAATGGTCCAATTTCAGGAACCATCATTAGAGACGAAGCTACACTTGCAACAGCTCCAGCCAACCTAGAACCCTTCCCTTCACTAATTTGGGCATGGATCTTAGGAGCTAAAGACTTCATAGCATTATTTGCCATCAACTTATGCTTCGACTGAAAATGAGGAACCACAAGTTCAACATCTTCTAACATATTAACATAGACTCGAACATGAGTATTTGGAATAGCTCCAACCAATGCACTCTGCACTGGGGCTAAACACGATACATAAACAGTCCACAATCTAGCTAGCTCTGCTGAACCAAGGTTATAATAATCAACATTTGCCACCCAAGGAAGCTGTAAAACAACTCCGTTGGAAGTAGAAATGTCCATCTGGGCATAATGATCTACCTGCATACAATTATGAATATTAAGTAAGTCAGCAACACCAGTTGTCGACTCATGATAAACATCAGGCATTGCTGACACCACATATCTTCCAAAGGCTCCACCGGGAGCATTTGGGACAAAAATAACTTGAATAGAACCTCTAATATACGAAAAGTTTTTAATCTTATCGGCAATAAAGGGATCAGCTTGGAAAGCAGTCCAAGGTTTAAAGCTAAGAACAAGTGATTCAGATACATCAGTCGGTAACAAATCAAACTCCGTAATGAACGTTGCGCGTTGGAGCGCTTCGCCCAATTCAGTTTGGGGCATAGTTTGAAAATGTTGCTGACCATTACTAATCACATCCACGACATTTGTACCATTCGCAATGGTACCCGTTCCGTGGGTTACGGGGGCATCTGAGGACGCAGGAGCCACTCGGCTACCTTCAACTAAATTAACAGATTTCATTTGGTATTGTAAAATACTTTCTTCGACACAAACTGGCTCAACCGCCGGTCGAGTACTCCAAGTTTGGAATGAACCATTCTTGATCTCCTCTCGACGAATCTCGTAATCCTTTATAACCAAATAGGGATTACTACGTAATGAATTTTTATCAACTAAAGGCTCAAGAACACTTTTAAGGTATTCATAATCTTCCTTTCCATGATAAACCATCTCGGCCAAAGCTTCCGTAATCGCGGTAGCTCCGTGATCGGCAAATCCAAGGATAGATTCCTTTTTCATTAACAACATTCTAGCAATAGTCTTAAGTTCAATAGGGGGTAAATACATTTTTAATTCTTCATCCCAAACAAATCTTCTCTTAAGAAATTGCACCTGGTCAATTGACATCTGACGCATCTCTCCAGTCTTGGAGGCATCACTCATATCAAAGCCAACTAGCTCCTTCCAATCACTCAGATAGGTAGGACTAGGTAATTTTCGCATAGCTTTTAAGTTATCATCTC